GTGTGCAGCCACAGTACGATACCGGCTACATTCCGGTATGACTCCCCACGAAGCAGTAACTAAACCTAGTAAGGGTTGGCGGAAGACCATCGAGTATAAGGGCAAGTCACACACAGAGAAAGAGTGGAGCAGTATACTAGGTATACCCCCAACCACAATACGTCTGCGTGCACGGCTTGGACAACCACTGGAAAAGGAGCAATAGTTATGGGTATCGCAACATCTTCCCTAATCGTTGAGCTTAATATCAGCGTGTGGACGGGGCAGCGTGTAGACAAGACCGCGACGCAGAAGGTCGCAGCCGACAACAATGCCTCCAACGATGCGGGTCTGTTCCGCAAGAACCTCATGGCGGGTACGTCGCTACGCAAAGAGATCGCAGACTACGCTGCTCTCTGCCGCACATGGCACAACGGACGCACGCTGCCGTGGGCTGACAAGGGTGGTCGCCTCCTGCCCATGAGCATGTTCATGGACTATAAGAACGAGGCTAACGCGAGGCGCAACTACTTCACCGCCAAGGTGGACGAGTTCCGGCAGCAGTATGTCCCTCTTGTGCAGACGGCACAGCAGCACCTTGGCGCTATGTTCGACCCGGCTGACTATCCGAGTCTCGACGAGGTCATGACCAAGTTCGGTTTCCGTTTGGTCTTCTCTCCCGTGCCCGAGGCCGGGGACTTCCGCCTTGACGTCGGGGCGCAAGACCTTGCCGAGCTGCGCGACCAGTATGAGAGCGCCTACGATACGCGCGTAGGTGAGGCCATGCAGTCTGCGTGGACCAAGCTGCATGACATGCTGGAGGGCATGAGCAGCAAGCTGGACGAGAACGAGGGCGAGAAGAAAATCTTCCGGGATACGTGGCTACCCAACGTCATGGACCTGTGCTCGCTCCTCACGCACCTCAACATCACCAAAGACCCGGAGCTGGAGAAGGCCCGGCGCGATCTTGAGCGCATGGTTACCGTCGTAGACATGGAGGGTATCCGCAAGGACGCAGGCGTGCGCGCCGACCTCAAGGCGCAGGTGGACGCTGTGCTGGGGCGGTACGAGTGGTAGTTCGCGCTGCTATTCTTAACGTAGCAGGGTCATCGCATCGTCAGGCTTCGGACGGGCGTGGCTACTACTACGTCACCTACCGCATCCTGCGTAGGGGGCCGAAACCCATGTACCACACGGCTTGGAAAGCGAGGGACGAGATGGAAGCATACTCCCTCACGCTGGGCTACCTACGTCAGCAGGGTTACAAAGCAGATTAAGGAGCAAACACGGATGTTGGATAAAACTCTTATGGTGCCCTTTCCGGGGTTCCCGATGTGTTTCAAGCGCGTAGTCGCTGGGCACGAGAATGATCCGAAGAATACGAACATACAGCTCAACTCCATGATGCAGGGGATAGTCACTGTGCTGGCACGCAAGCGGCCCATGTGGAGGTTTGTAGCTACCGATACAGGTGCGTACCCAACAGGCGCTGGCGCTGGCTGTACGCATAAGTGCTTCAGCGTGTACCAACACGACGAGGAGTTGGGTCGGATCAGTATCACGTGGGCCTCACGGGGTGACTGCTACTCCATTTCCAACGGGCGTATCCGGAGCAAGTTCAAGCGGGGGGTCAACGGTATCTCAACCATAGACCTAGCGCGTGCGGCCAAGGTGGTACTGTCCTTCTTCGTCGCCAAGTCCATGCGCGAGCGTATATCAGAACTTGAGGGCAGTGTGTCGGCTTTGGTTGGGAACACGACTAATAACGCAGTGTACAGGAAAAATAGAGCATACTCGGATATGTATAGAGTATTCACAGAATACATGATTAATCACCCCGACGCCTTCAATTCCCTGCCCGTGGTTACAAATTCCGAGATCATAGCGCACAAAGCATTCGTGGCTAATGTGCAACTTGCTGTTAGCATGGAGGCACTACTAGCGCAGTTCAGCAGTCAAGATGGCGTGTTCGTCCTGCTCGATAACGGTAGTTACGCTGTCTCCCCTGCGGGCACCGACAATACCCCTACGTACGTACCTGCCGATGAAGTGCCTGACGGTATCCGCCAGAAGGTAGGCATCCTCAAGTTGGTCGAGGACAACTCGGTGGTCGAAGGCGTCGGTGCCCGCATCACTGCCAGTGCGTTCTGGGTAGCTGGAGAGTCTTATGGCTAAGGCTTTTCAGACACTAGCGTACCTAGAGAAGGAACTCCGGACTTGGTCCGGGGTTACCTTTGAGGTGGAGCACCTGTCTACACACCCAAAGCTATGGGTGTGTTACAACAGTAACCGGCGTTTCCTTATTTTCAGCAGCACCAATGTCGACCCTCGTGGGATACGCAACAAGGTGTCTCAACTGCGTAGGTTGCTGCGTGAACTCGGAGCGGAGAAGGTGAAATGATTGATATCCCCCTAGTGATACTGGGTTTCTTTGCGGGCCAGCAAGGGGACTACGAACACGCAGCGATCCTCATGACATTCGCATGGCTCGTGCGTTGGGGTATGTACCACATGGAGAACTCGTAGTGAGTGAGTGCAAGACCTGCAAGGTTGCGCTCGGTGCGCGTAACAAGACTGGATACTGCCGTAACTGTTACAACGGATCGCCCGAGAAGCGCGCTCGTTTGAGCGAGACCGTCAAGCGGAACTGGGCGACGAACCCCGAGCTACGGCAGCGGTACATCGAGGCGGGTACACGCAACCTTAGCGCCCCCCTTGCCAAGGCCAAGGCCCTAGCGACGGTCAGGAAAAACCGCACATGGGAGGTCGCCACCAAGAGCATCACGCAGGAAGACCGGATGAAAGCTGCGCGGCGTGGCACTGAGACCAAGCTCGCGCACATCCCCCGCGAGATGCGAGAGGAGTACAGACACCTGACGCGCACTAAGCGGTACCTTGCTGCTGACGCTGCGCGTATAGTTCTGGAGCAGCACGCGCGGGACATGGAGAAGTTCCGCACCAAGATAGGAGCGCATGAGGTTGAGCGAGAAATTGAAGCGCGGGAGGCCCGCAGAAGCAGAAGGTCTGGTGCATATTACCGTTCGCGTGCCGCCAGAAGTAAGGGAGTTCTTCACGAGCCGACCGAACATGTCGGCACAGATTCGGAACGCGCTGACTGAGTACATGCGTAACCATAGTTAGCAATCCCATGAGGGGGTCAGCTTCGGCTGGCCCCCTTTTTTTGTGTCCAATCCATTGACAATGTAAAAGGGTGTGGATAGGTTGGGGCCATAAGAAAAGGAGCAAACCAATGGCTGCAACACCAGAGAAGCTGGTCAAGGACAAGGTCGTCTCGATCCTCAAGGACGAGGCAGCGTACTACTTTTTCCCCGCAACGCATGGCTTTGGGCGCAGTGGCGTCCCCGATATCGTGGCCTGCGTCAACGGGCGCTTCCTCGCCATTGAGTGCAAGGCTGGGAAGAACAAGCCGACCGCGCTTCAAGTACGTGAGATCGAGCGCATCCGTCGCTGCGACGGCCATGCCATTGTCGTTAACGAGGAGAATTGGGACATGGTCCGTCCGCTCGTTCAGAGCCTCAAGTCTTGAATGACAGTTCCAATGATAGTTCCGCGAGAAGAGGCACGATGATACCCAAAGAGCTGATTATCTACGCCGCTGCTCGTGAGTTTGCGTTCAAGCCCGAGTACATCTTGGGCAATGCTCGGAACATCTACGTGAACCGAGCGCGCTTCGCTCTGTACAAGGCGTTCCGCCTGCGTGGCGCAAGCTACCCGCAGATCGGCAGTTGGACCAACCGCCACCATACCACGGTGATGCACGGCGTGCTCCGTGCGGGAGAGATTATGGCAAGTGAGCCTGTCTACGCTCAGCGCGTGATGCGCATCGCCGGGGTGGTCGAGGACAAGGGAGACAAGGCATGACGGTACTTACGGTCGATTTCGAGACCTACTACGATAAGCATTTCTCGCTCTCCAAGATGACTACGGAAGAATACATCCGGGACGAGCTGTTTGAAGTGGTCGGTGTCTCGGTCGCAATTGATGACGGTGATCCGGTATGGTTCTCTGGAACCAAGGCTGCGACGAAGCGGTTTCTGGATCAGTACGACTGGGCTAACAGCGTAGCGCTGGCCCATAATGCCATGTTCGATATGGCTATCCTTAGCTGGCACTTCGACATCAGGCCCAAGAAGATCGCGGACACCCTCTCGATGCTCCGTGCTATCGACGGCCCCGATGCAGGCAATAGTCTGGCCAAGGCAGCCGAGCGCTATGAGCTTGGTGCAAAGGGCGACGAGGTCATCCACGCGCTGGGTAAGGGACGGATCGACTTCACGCCAATGGAGCTGGTCCGGTACGGCGAGTACTGCTGCAACGATACGGCCCTCACGTACAAGCTGTTCGAGGCGCTGGTACCCCTGATGCCAAAGCTGGAGATGGCGCTGATCGACCTTACGATCCGCATGTTCACCGAGCCTGCTCTGGTGCTGGACAAGGATGTGCTGACCAAACACTTGGACAGCGTGCGCGCCAAGAAGGAAACGCTCATGGCCGCAGTGCAGGCCGACAAGTCGGTCCTCATGAGCAACCCGCAACTGGCCGCGCTGCTGGTGCAGCTCAAGGTCGTACCACCGCAGAAGGTAAGCCCCACGACGGGTAAGCTGACTTGGGCATTCGGCAAGAACGACGAGATGTTCAAGGCGCTACTGGATCACCCTAGCCCCAAGGTGCAGGCCGTTGTAGCCGCGCGCATGGGTGTGAAGTCCACGCTGGAAGAAACCCGCACGGAGCGGTTCATTGGTATCGCTGACCGTGGAACGCTGCCTGTCCCGCTGCGCTACTACGCTGCCCATACCGGGCGCTGGGGCGGTGACGACAAGCTGAACCTACAGAACCTGCCACGAGGCTCTGCACTCAAGAAGGCTATCTTGGCTCCCGAGGGCTATACCTTCATCGACTGCGACAGTAGTCAGATTGAAGCGCGCACGCTGGCGTGGCTCGCTGGGCAGGATGACCTTGTGGAGTTCTTCCGCAAGAACAATGACGAGATCGCTGCCGGTGTCGAGAAGGAGGACATGCAGTATGATCCATATAGGATCATGGCGGCGGAGATTTACCGAAAGTCTGTATCCGGCGTTACTGAACATGAACGCCTCGTAGGCAAGGTCGCCATCTTGGGTGCAGGGTACGGCATGGGAGCGGCGAAGTTTCAGGCGCAGCTCAAGACTTTCAACGTCCATATGCCGTTGGAGGAATGCCAGTACATCATCTCCGTCTACCGTCAGACTTACCCGATGATCCCCGCGCTGTGGCGGCAAGGTAATGATGTGCTGGAAGCACTGATGTCGCAGTGTTCCGCGCCCTTCGGTAAGGAAGGTGCCGTGGCAGTCGATCTGCTGGGTATCCGCCTCCCGAACAGCATGTATATCCGGTACCCGAACCTGCGCAAGCAGGCCATGCTCAACAGCAACCACACCGAGGTTGTCTACGACACCAAGAAGGGTCGGGCTACGATCCCTAACCGCATCTACGGCGGTAAGGTCACCGAGAACGTGTGCCAAGCTCTGGCCCGTATCATCATCGGTGAGCAGATGCTGATGGTAGCGCGCCGCCTCAAGGTGGTTATGACCGTACACGACGCTGTGGGTTCGCTGGTTCGCAGTGAGGAAGCGGTAGAATCCCGCGAGTTTGTCGAGCATTGCATGCGGATCACCCCCAAGTGGGCAGTCGGGCTACCGCTGAACTGTGAGAGCAAGATGGGAGCAAGTTATGGAGGATAATATCCACCCCATTATACTCCTCCTCGCCGCACGGAAGGAGAATCACCCGGAAGAGTTTGGAATTACCATGAGGCCCGAGTGGACTGTCCCGCAGTTCAAGGGTCGGTGGGATAGTGAGCTTAATCTACTAGGCTGGTATATGAACGATGCAGAGAAAGCACTGCTGTTCGATACCCGCAAAGACGCAGTTTTCGATGCTATCATGAGTCGAGTGATGGGTAAGATTCTTCGTGCCGACGATGGATATGGGGTACCTAATGACTAAAGTAGTATTGAACCCCAAGCACTTCCATATCCGTGCCAAGGCCGAGGACGGCACAGTCTGGCTGACGCATGAGAAGTTCCGGATGCCTATCGTTCCGATCAAGGACATCACGCACGACATACTGCTCTCCCTTTGTGCAGACCTATCGGCAGATGGTGTCACGGAGGTCGTGGAGCGTACGGTAAAGTTCAGCGATGGCTGGGCATGTAAGGTGACTGTGGAAGTCATCACGGAGGACCAATGAGCAAGGTTCATGAGGTAGTCGAGCTTCTGGTTAAGCGCGTAGAGAGCAACCCGGAAGAGTTCAGTACACGCTTCAGCCGCTGGCAAAATGCTATCGCAGACATCGCTGAGTACGGAACCGACGAGGACCGCAAGGCACTAGACGACGCGCTCTACGAGCTTCGCATGCGGGAGGTGCATGGCAGGGTACTGAAGCAACTACTCAACGGTGACGCGCTGAACGAGCAAGTGCTTGCGGGTGCGGTGCACGCAACAAGAAATGCAGCTCAACAGGTAAGTGCGCAGCAACTACAAAACGCCTATGCTCAGTTGCAGAACCAAACTGGTAGCCAAGTCTCTAGCAGTCTGCTTGGCTCGTTGCAGAGCAAGTACCCAAAGTAAACACAAACGAAGGAGCAAGTACAATGAGTAGCAAAGAAGAGAACTACGCCAAGATCATCGAAGCGCTTGAGGCCTTTCCCGATAGCACTTCAAAGGAAGTGCATTCATTTCTACCAGATGTTCCTTTCCCGACACTCGCTTGTTATATTCACGAGCTGCGTAAGGAAGGTAAGCTCAAGTGCACGGGCACCAAACAGGTGACTGGGGTTCGTGGTATCGTCCGTCCCGTCTATACGTATGCTATCGCGGCCCCGGGCGAGAAGGGCGACGATGTCCGGTCCTACAACTCCAAGTCGAAGCCCGCACAGACTCCCACCGCGGGCTATGAGGTTCTGATCGAGACCCTGCGAGGGCAGATCAAAGAGCTTAGCCAGTGGAAGATTGATGCACTTGAGCGCTATCCTGATCTGGCAGTTGCGCCTATCGTGCTCAAGGCGCGCGCTATTGTCGCAGAGGAGTTCCGCGCAGCCGGAGACACGCATGTGGCTGATATGGTCATGCGTGGTCGGCAAGATGCTACGCTCGCTATGCGCGTAACCATCAAGGCACTGGAGGAAGCACAATGACCCACGCTCAAGACCTGTTCTCGCGTATGGAAGATGCAGCCATGGAAAAGAAGACCACCGATATCGACGCAGTGCTTAACGAGCGGGGTAGCCGCTACGGAAAGTTCGCCAGTCACGCTAACCTGACGATGGAGTTGAAAACTGCAATCCACGTGCACTGGGACGAGCAGCCGGATAAGGCCGTCCCCGCAGATGTTATCGAGGCGCTCCATATGATCTGCCACAAGATCGGACGCATCGTTAACGGCGACCATGAGTATGCAGATAGCTGGGTGGATATCGCCGGTTATGCACAGCTCGTGGCAGACCGCATTGAGGGTAATGTGAGGTGAGGCTACGATGATCCTTCCATTCATAGGTGGCTTCATCTGCGGAGCTGCAAGCCTCTTGGCTCTGCTGCTGTGCCTCGCTAACCATGTCATCAAGAGTATCTACGGGGGCAACAATGACCGCTTGGTCGTACAGCAGCATCAAGACTTTCGAGCAGTGTCCGAAGAAGTACTACCACCTGAAAGTGGCGAAGGACGTCAAGGATGAACCGGGTGAGGCTGCCGACTACGGTACGGCAGTCCACGAAGCTGCGGAGTTCTTCATCAAGGACGGTACGCCGATCCCTGACAAGTTCAGCTATATGCGCCCTGTCGTGGAGCGCTTCGCGGCCATCCCCGGTGAGAAGCATGCCGAGCTGAAGCTGGGCATCAAGAAGGGTAAGGGGCGTTACGAGCCATGCGGGTTCTTCGATAAGGACGTATGGTGGCGCGGCATTGCCGACCTTCTGATCGTCAACGGCCACAAGGCGTACTGCATCGACTACAAGACGGGTAAGAACGCCCGCTACGCAGATACCAAGCAGCTCGACCTGCTGGCCGCTGCGGTGTTCCTGCACTACCCGGAAGTGATGGTGGTGAAGTCATCGCTGGTGTTCGTCGTGTCCGGTGAACTGGTGCCCAAGACGCACGTAGTGACAGAACGCAGCCAGTATATCTCCGTGTTCGACGCGCAGCTTGAACAGCTTGAGCATGCGCAGGACAGCGGGGTCTGGAACGCCAAGAGCAGCGGGCTGTGCGGCTGGTGCCCCGTTACCGAGTGTGCGCACTGGCGACCCCGTAGGAGGTAGTTATGCAGTTTGTGATGCTGAAGCGCGACGGGCTGGATGACTACCACCAGCGCCGCGCAAACAAGCATGGATACCTGTACAACGTGGTACGGGAAGGGCACTTTAAGGTTTTTCGTGAGTGTAGGTCTATCGCTACCGGTGTTATATGTACGCTCTTCGATAAGTATCTGGAGTTCTCCGATGCCGTACAAGAATCCGAAGGACCGGAAGTACAAGAACGCAGCCAAGTACGAGGATAGCCCGGAACAGGTAGCGCATCGTGTTCAGCGCAACGCTGCTCGACGCAAGCTCATGCGTGAAGGCAAGGTGCGTAAGGGTGACGGCAAGGACGTCGCTCATGTGGTTGCCCTAGACAAGGGCGGCAGCAACAGTCAGGGAGTACGGGTGGAGAGCAAGGCCGTGAACCGGTCGTTCCGCCGAGACTCCAAACACAACCTAGTGTCCGAGACCAGCAAGCGGGAGCGCAAGAAGAAATGAATATCGGTGATCGCGTTGAGAAGACCAAAGGCTACAAGTGGCCCGGTGTCGTAGTCTCCGTGTTCAAAACCCTCAGTGGGCAGGAGCGGATCGTCGTGCAGTGTACTGTGCCAGAAGTGTATGGCGCGCTGCATATCTATAACCCGGAGCAAGTGAGGGTCGTGGAAGACTAATGCAGATCATCGAGAACAAGGCGCTGCGGTTTAACGTAGCCAACCCCACGGAAATCACGAGCAAGATCAAGAAGAGCCTTGAAACCGAGGGCGACGTTGTCGTGTTCTGGGGGCACAAGGAGGCCGAAGCGCTGGCCGATATGCACCTGCCTGTGCCTTCTCCGATCCTGCGGGACTATACATGGACGGGTAGGCACAAGCCGTTCGACCACCAGAAGGAAACTGCGTCGTTCCTCTCCGTGCGTAAGCGGGCATTCTGCTTCAACGAGCAGGGGACAGGCAAGACGGCCAGCGTCATCTGGGCAGCCGACTACCTCATGAAGCTAGGTCTTGTGCGCCGAGTGCTGGTGCTGTGCCCGCTGTCGATCATGAAGTCTGCATGGCAGCGCGACCTGTTTACGTTCGCAATGCACCGGTCGTGCGGCGTGGCCCATGGTACCCCTAAGCAGCGAGCCAAGGTCATAGGTTCGGATGTCGAGTTCGTGGTTATCAACTTCGACGGGCTTGCCGTGGTGAAGGACGAGATCATCGCTGGCGGTTTCGACCTGATCGTGGTGGACGAGGCCAACGCCTACAAGAACCCATCGACCAACCGATGGAAGGTGTTCGCACAGATCGTCAAGGCTACTGACCCACGCCTCTGGATGCTGACAGGCACACCTGCTGCGCAGTCCCCGGTGGATGCCTACGGCCTCGCCAAGCTGGTGAACCCGACCGGATGCCCTACATACTTCGGCGCGTTCCGTGACTCGGTCATGACCAAGATCACGCAGTTCAAGTGGGTGCCCAAACCCCACGCCCCGGCCATCGTGCATCAGGTGCTGCAACCTGCGATCCGGTTCGAGAAGAAGGACTGTCTGGACCTGCCAGAAGTCACACATATCGAGCGGGATACGCCGCTAACCCCGCAGCAGAGCAAGTACTACAAGGTGCTGCATGACCAGATGCTGCTTGAGGCAGCAGGCGAGGAAGTGAGCGCGGTCAACGCAGCGACCAAGATCAACAAGCTGCTCCAGATTAGCGGTGGTGCTGTCTACACTGATAGCGGTGAGGTGCTGGAGTTCGACGTCTCTAACCGCCTTAACGCCGTACTGGAGGTTATTGAGGAAGCCAGCAACAAGGTGCTGGTCTTCATCCCCTTCACGCACACCATCGAGCTGCTGAAATCCAAGCTGGAGAAGAACGGCATCTCATGTGGGGTCATCAATGGCTCGGTGTCGGTGAACAAGCGCAGCGACCTCGTGCAGCAGTTCCAGACTGCGAAAGACCCGCATGTGCTGCTTATCCAGCCGCAGGCTGCATCGCATGGGCTGACGCTAACGGCGGCAGATACCATCGTGTGGTACGCTCCGGTTACGAGCGTAGAGACCTACCTACAGGCGAACGCGCGCATCAACCGCCCCGGCCAGCGCAACGCCATGACCATCGTGCATATCAAGGGTAGCCCCGTGGAGGAGCGCCTATACTCGATGCTGCAAGGCAACATCGATAACCACGAAAAACTGATCGACCTGTACCGTTCGATCCTTAAAACCGCTTGACACTGTAAAACTTCATACTAAATTGAACCTCGCCTCGGGAGTTCGTGGGGACAGCTTTGTGGAAAGGCAGGTAGGTTCGACTCCTACCCCGAAGGCGCAACACCAAGTATGCCGGGATAGCTCGAACTGGTAGAGCAGCAGTCTTGTAAACTGAGGGTTGGGGGTTCGACTCCCTCTCCCGGCACCACACAAAGGAGCAAACATGGCACAGGCACCCAAGCCTCTGACTGCCGACAAGCTCGTCACGGTCTACCGGAAAATCCGGGCTGCTATCGACGAGAAGGAGGACGCACACAAGAAGGAGGTAACCGAGTTGCGCGAGCAGCTCGATCTTGTGGGTTCTCAGCTACTCGACATCTGTAACCAACAGAACGTCGATAGCCTTCGCACTCCTGCCGGGACTGTGACAAGGCGTGCTGTAACCCGTTACTGGACTAGCGACTGGGAACGCATGTATGCGTTCATCAAGGAAAACGATGTGCCACACCTTCTGGAGCAGCGCATCCACAACGGCAATATGCGGGAGTTCATCGAAGAGAACCCCGACAAGCTGCCTGTCGGACTCAACGCCGACACCAAGTACGCCGTTACCGTACGTAAACCCACCACCAAGTGAGGACAAAATGAGCAATCTCGCTATCTTCAAGGACGGCAATGCCGTCGCTACGACTCGCCGCCCTGTCTCGGACATGACCAAGGCTGCCGTGACTGGCACCAACACGCGCCGTATCCAGACCAACACCAACGGCACCTTCCGCCGCATCGTGGGCGGCGAGCAGATCGGCAAGGCTATCCGTGGCGAGTTCAACGCCATCATCGTCGCCATGCTGCCCAAGGTCAGCCGCACCTTCTACAAGGGCAAGTACGACCCGACTGCG